GCGAAGATGTGTCCATCGCTGATGACATCAGTTCTTTCACCAACTCTCAGTTTGCGGCGGCGGGTACACCTAATCCGGCTGGTAAAAACTGGATCGGCAAAGACTCCACTGCAATCGCAGGCGTTAACGTCGACATTTCCAAAACTGGCTTCCCGCTGACCCTGTGGGGCATGGAGCTGGGCTGGACTGTTGTCGAGCTGGCTGCCGCCGCCAAAGTGGGCCGCCCGCTGGACACCCAGAAGTTCGACGGCATGCAGCTGAAGTGGAACATGGACACCGATGAGCAGGTTTATCGCGGTGACAGTCAGTTAGGCGTTAAAGGCCTGACCAACTACACCGGTGCCGCGGTGACCAATGCGCCGAAGACATGGGCAACTTCAACCGCCGATGAAATCCGTACCTCGATCAACCTGCTGCTGTCGAATGCCTGGGCTGCCACCGGTTACACGATTGTTCCGCGTGACCTGCTGCTGCCGCCTGAGCAGTTTGCTCTGCTGTCCAGCATCATCGTCTCATCTGCCGGTAACCAGTCGCTGCTGACCTACCTGCAGAACAACACCATCGCATTCCATCAGAACGGCACCCCGCTGAATATCCGTGCGGTGAAGTGGTTGAAAGGCGCTGGCGTTGGCGGTACCGACCGCATGATGGCTTACACCAACGATAAGAAGTTTGTTCGCTTCCCGATGGTTCCGCTGCAGAACATCCCGGTTCAGTATCGCGGCATTTACCAGCTGACCACCTACTACGGCAAGCTGGGCGCTGTGGAGTCTCCGTATCCGGAAACCATCGCGTATATGGATGGCATCTAACCTATCCGCCCCGAAAGGGGCATTAAGGAGAATGTAATGGCTAAGAAGACCATTCGTGTGCACACCCCGTTCAAGTTCAACAGCGAAGACGGCACGGCTCAGGAGTTCAGCGTTGGCGAGCACACGGTAGACGAAAAGGTTGCCGATCACTGGTTTGTTGCTGCGCACTCTGAAGTCACCGGCAAAGTAAAAGCGCCGGCTGATACCAAAGAGTTTCAGGCGCAGATTGACAGCCTGGCCACGCAACTGGAAGACAAAGATAAGTCCATTGGTGACCTGCAACAGTCGGTTACTGAGAAGGATGAAATCATTGCTGACCTGACCGCGCAACTGGAAGCACTGCAGCAGCCAGATCCCGGCCCGACAGTGGAAGATAATGACAATGGCAAGAAACAGAAATCTTCCGACAGTAAGTGATTTCCGCCGCGACTTCCCGCAGTTCTCTGACACCACTAAATATCCCGACGCAGTAATCCAGTTCCGGCTCAACCTCGCCGACTTGCTCATTGATGGCTCCGCTATGGGGGACATGTTCCCCTACCTGGTGGAGCTGTTCGTTGCGCATTACATGGTGCTGAATGCAGCTGATACTGCATCCGGGGCGCTCGGTGGTGCCGGAGGTGCTACGAGTGGCGTCGTGGCGTCCAAGTCAGTAGATAAGGTCAGTGTGAGCTATGACAACAGCTCAACACTTAACGCTGATGCTGGCTTCTGGAACTTCTCACGCTACGGCGCTGAGTTCTGGCAAATGCTGCAGTACTTCGGGTATGGCGGGATTCAGCTATGAAATCAGGCCTGACAGTTCGCAGTGACAGCGCTAAAAGCATTCTGGACGCCCTTAAAACCCTCGCGAACAAGGATGTTCTGGTGGGCATTCCTGAATCGAAAGATGAGCGTGATGATGGCGATATCGGCAATGCGGCGATCGGATATATCAATGAGAACGGTTCACCGGCGCAGAACATCCCGCCACGTCCTCATCTGAAGCCAGGCGTCAGGTCGGTAGAGCAGGACTTTATGCCTCACCTTAAGTCAGCGGCCCGCAAGGCGCTGGAGGGTGATGCGGAAGGCGCCGTTACGTCACTCGATCGCGCCGGTACTGTGGCAGCAAATGGGGTGAAGCGTTACATCACCATTACCGGGTTCACTCCCCTGGCAGATGCCACGATTTCTAATCGTCTCCGTCGCGGGCGCACCGGCAACAAGCCGCTAATCGACACCGGCGAGTACCGCCGATCAATCACGCACGTTGTGAGGGATAAAGATGCCGACTCTTGATGTTACTGACGTTCTGCTATCGCCTGAATTCCTCGATACAACGCTCACCGTGAAGCGGAATGCCCAGACTGTCGATGCAGATGGCTTTCCCAGCAATGCACCCACTGTGACGCCATTTGGTGGCGTGGTGACGGTCGACCGCTCACTGGAAGCCAGGCGCATGCAGGCCGGTCAGGTTATTAACGGTGCAATCCTGATTGTGACCGTTTTCCGCCTGACCAGCGGTAACACCGGTATCGATGCGGACATTGTCACCTATCGCGGGCGCGAATATCGCGTCACATTCGTTGACCCATACACAGCTTACGGTGCTGGCTTCGTCCAGGCTCACTGTGAGTTGTTGCCATTCGACGGAGGCGCCGGTGAGTAATGACAGCACAGCAGCTGGATATCTGACACCTGTCAGCGCACCGCAGGCATACGATGATGCGCTTGAGCGGGAGTTAAGCCAGTGGGCAAGAGCGTTATCCGGATTGCCACCAAGCATGGTCAGGCCGCGCTGGACAGCCACACAGGCCGCTCTTCCTGCTGCTGACGTGAACTGGTGCGGCTTTGGCATCATCGGCTTTACGGCTGATAACGCCCCGGCGTTCGTCCGGCAGACTGATGATGGCAATCAGCTCTGGCGCCATGAAGTGATCGAAACTCTCGCATCCTTCTATGGCCCGCAAAGTCAGTCGATCGCCACCTTGTTTCGCGATGGCCTGACGGTTGAGCAGAACAACGAAACGCTGAAAACAAACGAGCTCTCACTTGCTGATTACAGTGAACTGACAGCCTTCCCCGAACTCATCAATAACCAGTGGGTGCGCCGGTACGACATCACTGTGCGCCTGCGCCGCAAAGTTATCCGCGATTACGGCATCAAATCTCTGGTCGACGCGCCAGTATCATTCTTTGGAGATTAACCTATGGCACAGGGCTTACCTGTATCCAACGTTGTGAACGTTGACGTGATCATGTCCCCCACTGCGGCGACGGGTCGTAATTTCGGTTCGCTACTCATTCTCGGCACATCCACTGTTATTCCGGTATCAGAGCGCATCCGGCTTTATACCAGCTCAGAGGACATCGGCGTTGATTTCGGCGAAGACAGTCCGGAGTACGAAGCGGCGCTGATTTACTTTTCACAGTCACCACGGCCTGCTCAGGTCTATGTTGGTCGCTGGGCGAAAACGCTGGCAACAGATGAAAACGGAAGCGTTGAAACTCTGGCGCAGGCCATCAGTGCAGCACTGCAGTTTACCAACTGGTATGGACTCGGTATTGCCGATGAAGACGAGCTGACGCCTGCAGAAATTACGGCAACTGCTGCAGCTATCCAGGCATCAAGCATTAGCCGCGTGTTTGCCGTCACCTCAGCCGATTCTGGCATCATCGACTCAGCAAGCACTTCGGATGTCGCCTCTACTCTCAAAGCAGCCGGGTACAGTCGCACCTTTGTGCAGTACTCAACGAAGAGTAAGTACGCGGCGCTGTCGGCGTTCGGGCGTGCCTTTACTGTCAATTTCACCGGCAACAACACCACGATCACCCTGAAGTTCAAAACTGAACCGGGTGTGACCTATGAAACCCTGACTAGCTCTCAGGCCGCCGCGGTAGATGCTAAGAATGCCAACGTTTACGTGTACTACGCGAACGACACGGCAATCCTGCAGCAGGGCGTGATGTCCAATGGCGATTTCTTTGATGAGCGACACGGGCTGGACTGGCTGCAGAACTACGTGCAGACCAACCTGTTTAACATGCTTTACACCTCAGCTGGCAAAATCCCTCAGACCGAAGCCGGTATTACGCGCCTTCTCACTAACGTTGAGATGTCGCTGGACCAGGCTGTTTCAAATGGTCTGGTTGCTCCGGGTGTATGGAATGGCGGTGATATCGGCCAGATCGCATCAGGCGACACCCTGACCAAAGGCTACTACGTGTACGCCCAGCCTCTGTCAACACAGGCCCAGTCGGACCGCGAGAAGCGTCGTGCGCCTCTGATTCAGGCAGCCATCAAACTGGCCGGCGCAGTCCACTACGCCGATGTTCAGATCAACGTTGTTCGCTAAGGGGATATAGATGAGTACCTACAGCTTTATGGACATTACAGCGTCCATGACCGGCCCGACCGGCTCAATCGACCTTGGCTATGGCTCTGCGAACTCCGAAGAGGGGATCACAGTAACGATGACCGAGGCTAAAAATACCATGACGATTGGCGCGGATGGTGAGCCGATGCACAGTCTGCATGCAGGCAAGAGC